CCCAGGGCCATCCCCTGAGGGAACACGCAAAGTTGACAGAGTACGAGTAGTTCTTCTAGGAGACACTATTTTGATAGCGCAGGACTCCCCGCAAGGACCTACACTAGTTTTCAGGGAAAAGTTCACCCATAGGCATGTTGAAGGGAAGCTTCAGACAGTTCTGACTGAATCTGAAAAGATAGTTTCTTTTATAAAAGATGCCAGCTGCGGCTGTGGATCTCGTTTAAGAGGGTGGAACCCATATGGTCAAAATAACTCGGTATATTCAAGTAAGGATCCTATAGAGTGAAAGATATGACTGTTCTGCAATTTGTTCTTTTAGGTCTAGCTACATATCGTATAACTAGACTAATTACTCGTGACACTATTACAGCCCCCTTACGAAATGCTTTTTGGAAGAAGTTCCCTCCAGAGTCCTCCCGCTTAGGGTATTTATCCACCTGTGAGTGGTGTTTTAGTGTTTGGGTAGGATCAGGGTTAGTAATTTCGGCTATCATTATTCCAACAGTAACCTACATAATCGCTACAATATGTTCTGTATCGGCTATCGCTGGTTTGTTGACTGCATATGAAGATAAGTAAGCCTTCATATTCCGCAACTAAGATGACAAGGAGTTCCCGTGGGTATCTTTACTAATAACGATGCAGTTCCTTCGTCTCCAGAACCGCAGCAACCAAAACGTAAAAAAACTCGTTCAACATTTTCTCGTTCTACTCAAATATTACAACCGCCAAAGACAACAACAACAATTTCATCTGTATTTACAAATACAGCACAGTCTCCTAACTACTCGACTCCTAGAACTCTTACAGCTGCCGCAGCTCAAATAAAAATTAATGACAAGGGTGAATTTGAGCAATTTAGAATTCGTCGCTCAGCTGGGTCTAGCGCATGGCAAGGGGAAGCTTGGGAGTATTACGATGCAATTGGGGAAATCAAATACGCTTTTAATTTAGTTGCTTCTGTTGTATCTCGTATTCGCATTTATGCTGCAGTCGTAGATGATCCGTCAGAAACCCCTATCTCTGTTCGTCAATCAGAGTTAATCGATGAGCGTCTTGCATCAGCAGCAGAACGTGCTCTTGGAAGATTAAATTCTGCATACGGTGGACAAGCTGGATTACTTAGAGATGCTGCATTAAATCTTTCAGTTGCTGGAGAATGTTATCTAGTTCAGATGCCAGCACGACCAGCATATAATTTGCCAGAGTCATGGGACATCCGTTCCGTTGATGAAGTAACAACTGATCCTCGTGGAGGATTTAATGTTATTGGCCGTCGTGAACAATCCACAACTACACAAGGTGGAATTGATAAAAATTCAAAATTAGGTAAGAACGCATTTGTTGGACGTATGTGGCGATCACATCCACGTTACTCAGATGAAGCAGATTCATCTCTGCGTGGTCTCCTTGATCTTTGTGCCGAACTTCTTCTCCTCAACAGAACATTCCGTGCAACTGCACGTTCTCGTCTAAATGCAGGTGCTCTTTATTTGCCAGACGGACTTTCTGTTGCTGCACAAGGTGATGGTGATTTCCCCTACGATTCCGAAGATGGAATTGGTCCAAACTTTACTGCTGAAGAGGCAGAGGATGAGTTTGAAGAGCAGTTAATGGATGCGATGACAACTCCGATTCGTGACGAAGAGTCCGCATCAGCAGTTGTTCCTCTTATCATCCGTGGTCCTGCAGAACTTGGCGACAAGATTAAGCAATTTAAGTTTGAGCGTTCATTCGACCCAGCACTAGCTGAGCGTTCTGACCGCGTACTAGAGCGCATCCTTCAAGGACTAGATGTTCCAAAGGATGTTGTTACAGGTTTAGCAAACGTTAAGTACTCAAATGCAATGCAAATTGATGAGTCACTATACAAGGCCCACATTGAGCCACTTATGTTGCTTATTGCAGATGCCTTAACAGTTGTTTATCTGCGCCCATATCTAATTGCAAACGGTTTTGAAGAAACACAAGTAAACCGAATCGTTGTTTGGTATGACCCATCAGCAATTGCAACTCGCAATGACCGTGCAACAGATGCAGACTCGGGTTTTGATCGTATGGCTGTTTCTAGCAATACATGGCGTCGTGCTCATGGCTTCTCAGATGCAGATGCACCTACTCCAAAAGAAATCGCACTAAGACTTCTGCAAGAGCGTGGCGTACTTACCCCAGAATTTACAGAAGCAATGCTTTCAGCAGTTGCTCCAGAAGTAATTAACACGGTTAGATCACAGCAACAGCAAGCATCCGTTGCACCAATTCCACCCGAGCTTCAGTCAGCTCTTGATGCTGCAAGTCAAGGTGCAGAAGCAGCAGGAATTGAAGAAGAGGCTCCTGAAGAAGGTCAGCAACAGTAATGGCACGCACTATCTCACAAACGCCAGCTCCAAAAAAAGATCAAATAAAAGGTTCTAGCAAAAATTCTAAAGGATCTGCATCTGGAAGTCGTAAAGTTAAATTTTCTGCTGCCGTAGAAAAATCTTTGAAGAGTAAAGTTGAAGATCATAACGAAAAAGCTAAAAAGGGACGTCGTGCAACTTTAGGAATGCTAAAAGCTGTTTATCGACGTGGTGCAGGTGCATACTCTGTTTCTCATCGTCCAGGAATGACTCGTAACCAATGGGCTATGGCTCGTGTTAACGCATTTCTTAAACTGTTGAAGTCTGGAAAGCCAACAAACTCTGCATACAAAACAGATAATGATTTGCTTCCATCTGGACACCCACGTTCAACTAAGAAATCAAACTCCATTGCAGCTTCAGCAGGTTTGGTTCCTGAAGAAAGCGATTTAGCAGAAGCGCTAGTCGAGATTGCAGACAAATATGGAAAGTTCAATGAAGATGCCACAGGAATCTGGGCAGGATACACACCACCAGCAGAAAATGATGTCAGAGGTATCGGAGTCAAATGCTCTAACTGTGTTTTATACATGGGTAACGGCTCGTGCAGAATCATCGCACTTGAAGTTGAAGACGAAGGTAAGTGTCGCTTCGCGGTTATCCCAGATGGCGTCGTTGATGTCGGTGTTCTCGAAGGAGAGAAGCTCGGAAACGAAATCCAATCAGAACAAGAACTTGCAGAATTAGCAGAGCAGTGGAGCTACCAACAGGAACTTGAAATAGATCTTGGAAATGAAGAAGATTACGAATCTCCAGAGCAAGCCATCCTTGCTATGGCTGAATTTTCTGGCTACGGGTATGAAGCAGAGCATGCAATCCGTGCTTCGTGGCTGCGTGCAGTTCGTAACGAAGAGAATCCATTTAAAAGAGCATCTCTTCTAGCTTCTTTAGGATTAGAAAGTTTAGATGCAGACTTACTTCCAGTTAAAGAAGATAATAATGGCTAAAAACGATCCTTGCTGGGAGGGTTACAAGCAAATCGGTACAAAAATGAAGAACGGAAAGAAAGTTCCCAACTGCGTACCTTCTGAAGACACTTTAGTTTTAAAAAAATCTAAAAGAGTTTTTTCTACTAGAGAACAAGCAAGAATTATTCGTTCAGAAGCTTTAGCTATTTTAGAAAAAGTAAACGAGTTTTCTTCTACATCTCGTAGAGTAAGTAAGAAATCAGCATATAAAGTAATCTCTAGATCTTTACACGCTAGTCGAGATCTTCCTTTTTCTATTAGAAAGCATCAAGCTCTTTCAGATCTATCTGACTACATCACTCTTGCAAAACACAATAAGGTAAACGGTTTTAAATCTTTTAATACAGATCTTCTTCCAGTTTCACACCCACGCTCTACAAAACTAACTACTATGACTGCTTCTGCACTGTTAGAAGCTCAGATGCGTTGGGTTATTGACGATCCACGCATTACAGATGACAATGCTAAGGCTTTGATTGCTTCAGCAATGATGTCTCATCCAGATTCTCCAGAGCACATATACACAATGAAACGCATCGAGCTTCTTCCACAAGGAACGGTTTCTTTAGAAGCACTCGTTGCTGCTTACGGTGATGGAAACTCTCGTGCTGCTCGTTCTGCTCGTGCAAAGCTACAGCGTCGTGATCGTAAAGGTCGCTTCGCCGAGATGTTTGGAACATTTAAACTTATTCTTGGTCTTCGTGATGGCGGTAAAGCAAGTGCTACAGGTCGTATCTTGGGTCAAAACATTTTTAGTCCAGATCTTCTTGATATGGAACTTTCAAATGGTCGAATTGCAGCTGTTCCAATTTCACAAGGCGAGCAACCAGAAGCATTTCTTGATGATGTAAGTCCAGAAGCTAGAGAAAAAGGTTATGTCCGTGCATCCGATATGGACATTGACAAAAACGCTCCTGTTATAGATGAAGACAGTCTTGTATTTATGGATGCACCTTCTGGTTTCCGTGAAGATAAAGATTATCGTGGCTCTGGTAAAAAATATACAGATGAAGCATTTGATGTAACTGTATTTGATAAGCCAAGCCCTGAAACTCGTGATGTTATTGATGCTGCTATTAAGCGTAGTAGAGAATTAGATATAGACGACCCTAAGCAAATTAAGTTAGGTGAAGATGGGAAACTTTGGGATCCAGATCGTAAACTTTTTGCAGTAAATCGTCGTGGAGAAAAAACACAATTTGCTTTTGCACAGAACTGGAAAGATGCTTTAGAGGAGACTCGTCGTAGAGAAAAGTTAGATGAGCAAGAGCAGTTCGATCAAGGAGAAGATGAAGAAACTTCTTCTCTTACAGATCAGCTAAAAGGTTCTCCAAAGAAAAAGACTG